AAAACTAAATAGAGTACAAAGATTTTCGATTTTTCTGTATCTTTGTACTCACAAATCATGGGGATGACCGGTTTAGACAGCGGGTAGAAGTGGTTTGTAAGCATGTAGTGCGTGGTCGGCTTGCACTTAAATCTCAGACGGCGAACAATTAACTGGCGAAAACAATTACGCTCTCGCTGCTTAATCGAAGTACAGTAGATTCAAGCTTAATCCCTGCAAAAGTTGCGGGGACGTGACATCACCCGGATGCTGTGGCTCCGAAGCGTTCCGATCAGGTGGTGCAGCAATATCGGAGATAGTTTGGAGTAAGTCTCGGGCTCCAAGTGAAATTTTAGAGGATAAGGTTCAAGTGGGTGGCTTCGGTCTTGCTTGCACCCGACAATCGAAGGCGAAGATAAACATGTAGAAAGCAGATTAATTCCTCGTTTGGACGAGAGTTCGAATCTCTCCATCTCCACAAAGGCTACTGATTATCAGTGGCTTTTGTTTTTAAGGCACTATTTTGGGGACCTTGTTGTTGTTTGTTAAACAATTTCATTGCTTCATGTTTTGCGGAATCAGCTATATCTATATATGGCTTCATTGATTTGTAATCACTGTGGCCTGTCCATTTCATGACAACTTCTGGTTGTATTCCCATCATTAGGGCATTACATATAAAGGTTCTTCTTCCGCAATGTGTTCCTAATAATTCGTACTTTTTAAATGTTTCATCTATTCTTTTATTGCCTTTATAATATGTAATGGTTACAGGGGTGTCTATTCCACATATGTATCCAACTTCTTTTAAATATTGATTCATTTTTTGATTTGTTATTACCGGTAATGCTTTATTATCTGGATATAAATCATCTTTGTATTTATTAAGTATTTCTCTTGAGTAATCATTTAACTCAATAGATATTGTGTCTGCTGTTTTGATGGTTGTTATGTATATAGTATCATTGATTATATTGTGTCGTTTTAGATTTTCAACATCCGAATACCTCAATGAGGTAAAGCAGCAGAAGCAAAAAACATCTCTTACACGCTCCAAATATTTTTTGTTTTTAGGAAATGAAAAGTTATATATTTTCATTAATTCTTCCCATTCTAAAAAGATAACTTTTTTTTCTGTATCCTTTAATTTAGGGGCAAATGATTCGAAATCTCGAATGCTGTTATATCCTTTTGATGTAGCCCATCTCATGAACCATTTTAGAAAAGATATTTGTTTTTTTATAGAACTATTACGTAAGTTAGCATCATCCCTTAAAAATATCATGAAATTGTTTAATCCTGATTCGTTTAATTTTTCAAAAGATAATTGGTTGTTAAATGATATAAGATGATTTTTTAGTGTTTTAAATTTCTGGTATGTCGCTTGTGTCCAATTGTTTTTCATCCCTATTTCTTTCGTAAAATCATCAATATACTTCCATATGTTTTTATCTGAATGTTTTTCAATATCTATATCTATTCCTCTTATTTCTTTAATAAATAGAGCTTTAAACTCTTCCTTATCAGGTGTTTTTTTTTCATTGTTGAATTTGTTAAATATATTTTCAACGGTAGTTTCGTATAAGTTTATTTCTCTGTTTATTACAGATGCTTGTATTTTTTTCTTTCCATGTGTGGTGTTGTTTTTACATCGTTGCGTTTCCAAACTCCATTTGTTAATATCAACGCGAAATCCTACATTAAAAGCCACTATATTTTTACCCCATCTAACTCGTAGACGTAGTTTTGCATCTTCTTTCCCTTTTTCTTTATCAAGAAGAAATATGTGATAATATTTGTTTATCATGACAAATGTATAATTTAATTTTTATTTTAAAACAAAAAGTCTCTATATCTTGTTTAATTAACAGGCAGCTAATAATAGCAGTTTTTAAATCTAAAAAACATGGAACAAAAAGAATTTGTAGAAAGATTTCCAGGTCTTACTGAAAATCAGATTTTTGACCTTGCAGATCTTGGAAGGTCGGTGCTCAATATATCGAGCCTAAAGAAACTCGTATCTGAATTGATGTACATTTCAAAAGAGATACTGTGCTCAGAATCAGATATTGCTGAAAAAACACGATACTGTATATCTGACTTAATGAGTATTGCTATGTGTATTCACGATTTTGATAATGAGGCGAAATATTGATTATTTTATCATAATCTTTTCATGCACCCAAGTACTTTGAATACAATCCTTACCATTTCTTTCGGTAATTCTTGTACGCCATATTCAGGTGATTTGTTAGTTGGAATCAGAGAGTAGCAATCTTTATTTTGAGAAGGTCCTATTCTTTTGATTGTGCGCATTTCATTTTTTGTGACTATGGCGTATATTTCACCATACGGGAGGAATGATATATCTTCTATCTTCTTCAGGGCTATTATGTCACCATGCGTTATCTCTGGCTCCATCGAGTGCCCTGTTACGTTACACCAACAGGTCGCCTCATTGTATTTCGGAAAATCTATAAGATACTCCGGTATTGTAGTCTGATCGTTAATCACCAAATCGAATCCTCCAACGAAATCGACGTTGTAGTATGGAACTCCTTTGTCCTCACTTTTTGCAGGTACAATATCATTTGGCTGCTGTGAGCTTTCCTTTTTTAACATGGGGCCTTCTCCACGTATAAGCCATTCAGTTGAAAGATCTGAATAAATACCACTTAGTTTTACTAATACATCTGATGATGGATTTTTTGCTTTATTAAAATAGCCCTTGGATAAGTCTAAATCCCTTTCAAATCTATATTCGCTAATTCCTTTGTTTTCAAGGTATAACGAGATTCTATCCTTTACTGTTGAATCATTCATTGTTAATAATATATAATTGGTTGAATAAATACAACCATGTGCTATTGTAGTTGTAAATATTCAGTTATATTTGCAAAGTCATTTGAGGACTGCAAATATAGAATATAAATGTAACATGCAAGTATATGGAAGAAAAAAAGAAATTGCCAATAATTATTACACCATTTGGTAGTAAACAGAAAATTGCAAAGGAGGTAAGTGTTTCGAGAGATTTTGTTAGTAAGTCATTGAACTATACTTCTAATTCAGAAAAAGCTAAGAAAATCAGATCAATAGCTTTAGAAAAATACGGTGGTTTTGAATCTTATAAGGAGGTGGAAGTCTGATGTATAATTTGGATACGCCTATATGGCAATTGACTGTAGGTGAGTTTATTGATTTACAGAAGAAAAATGTAATTAATATCTCGAATGTGGAGCCTATTGGAATCCCTAAAAGAAATTTGATATATGGGATATCAGGATTGGCTAAATTGTTGAACTGCTCTAACGCTACTGCACAAAAGGTGAAAAATAGCGGAAAAATAGACAAGGCATATACACAGTTCGGTAGGCAAATTGTATTTGATGCTGATCTGGTGATTGATCTCTTGAAGAAGGATAAAAATCGTCGATAATTATGAACAGGGAAAATATATACTTTTCGCATGATGCGAATGCAATGAGTGACCCCAAATGCATGTTGCTGATAGAGCAACTCGGAATGGAGGGTTACGGGATGTTTTGGGGCTTAGTGGAAATGCTCAGACAGCAACCTGAATACAAGATGTCACTACTCCTTATACCGGCATTGGCAAATCGGTTTAAAGTGTCAGAGTCAAAGTTAAAGACAGTTGTGTCGGGATACGGGTTGTTTGTCATTGAAAACGATGAGTTCTTTTTCTCACGATCTCTACGAGAAAGAATGGAATTGATGCTTGAAAAGAGGGAGAGAAGGGTGAATGCAGGTAAATTGTCTGGTCAAGCTAGAAGAATGAAAGCTTTGAACATGAAAAATGAACAATGTTCGAACAATGTTCAAGCAATGTTCAAACAAAGCTCGAACAATACTGAACAAAGAAAAGAAATAGAATTATCTACTACTAACGTAGTATCTAATTCTTGTATTAGTTATAGTAACAAAGATAGTTCTAATGATAAAGATAGTTTAAAAGATAAAGAGAGGGGGAATTTTGAAAAGTCGGAATCTTCCGATTCCTCCAAGTCGAAGGCCAAAGCCTTCTCCCCTCCTTCTATTTCTGAAATCGAATCTTATTGCAGAGAACGGAATAACGGGATAGATGCCGAGTGGTTTCATGATTTTTACCAGTCGAAGAACTGGATGGTAGGTAAGTCGAAAATGAAAGATTGGAAGGCTTCCGTCAGAACATGGGAAAGGAGAATGAAAAATGAGAAAAAACAGCAATCAGGAAGCAGTCAGTATGAAGAGCTTTAACCTACCGTCGGATAAGGATGTCGAATCAGTTGTTCTTGGGATGTTGCTGATCGAATCTACTGCTATCAATGCCGTTTCTTCCGTATTGACAAAGGATGTTTTCTTTAATGAAGCGAATGCGGCAGTATATGATGCTATAGACCAGGTGGCAAAGGATGGAGATGTTGTCGATATGATGTTGGTCGTATCTAAGCTGTCGAAAATGGGCAAATTGGACGAAATAGGAGGACCATTCTACATAGCCCAATTGACTAGCAAGGTGGCAATGACAACTAATTTGTTGGCTCATGCGCTATATCTTAAGGAGTTATACATGGCTCGTCAGCTTATACTTTCAGGCCATAAAATTATGGCTATGGCCCTTGATAGGACCTTGGATATCGAAGATACGACTTATTCCGGCATCAAGATGCTCGAAAATATAGCACGAGGAATGACGGTTGGAACGAATACGGCCGATTTGAGAACACTTTCTCACGAAAGTATGTCAATGTACGAGAAGCGCAAAGAAAATTTGTTAGATGGCAGGAAAACGGGTATTTTGACCGGAATAGATAAGTTGGACAATACTCTGCTTGGCTTAAAAGGTGGTCAGCTTGTCATTTTAGCGGCTCGTCCTGCAATGGGTAAGACGGCTTTTGCCTTAAACATAGCGAGGACGGCTGCCATGTCTGGCCATCCTACGGTTATCTTTTCTTTGGAGATGTCAGGAGTAAGTTTGTCGGATAGGATGCTAATAGCTCATGGTGATTTTAATGCCGCAGCTTTTAGAAAAGGGGCATTGACCGATACAGAGGAGGCTAATCTATCTCAATCAGTTGATTGCTTGGGTGAGCTGCCGATAACGGTAGACGATACATCTGGCCTCCAAATCCAACAGATTAGTTCCGTCGCGAAAAATCTCCAGCGTAAAGGTAAATGCGAGCTTGTGATTATAGATTACCTCCAACTTGTAAGGATCAAGTCGGAAAACAGGAATTATTCCAGAGAACAGGAAGTTGCTGAGACAACGAAGTTTGCAAAAGGAATGGCTAAGAGCTTAAATGTGCCTGTCGTCCTGCTTTCACAGCTTTCGAGAAAATGTGAAGAAAGACAGGATAAAACGCCAATATTGTCCGATCTGAGAGAATCAGGAAGTATTGAGCAGGATGCGGATATAGTGCTGATGCTCCATAGACCGGCATACTATGATCGTAGCGAGGAGCAGGGGATGGGGATTGTGCGAGTTGCGAAGAATAGAGATGGTCGTACAGGAGATGTTAAATTTCATCATAACAAGACATTAACGAGGTTTACGGATTATGATATTCCGTGCCCATTTTAAATCTAAAAAGATATGGCAAATAAACCAACGAAAAAAAGAGTCCGCCTATATGGTGTCCAGCGAACAGCGCATAATCGGTCAAAATATGAGCGTAGTAGATCGGATGATCGCTACCATTCGTGGCGGTGGACGAAGGAAAGCAGGGCATTTAGAGAGTCCCATCCTCTGTGTGAAGAATGTTTGAAAAAAGGGCTGTATGTGCCTTCTGAGGTGGTGGATCATATCATCCCTATAGCCATCCATGACTTTTGGGATGAGTCAAACTGGCAAGCGTTATGCGCGAAATGTAATGCAGCCAAAGGTAATAGGGATAAAAAAATAATAAACGGCAGACAATGAGTAGCAAAAAGTCAATCGTAGTAATTACTCCTCCTGAGTATTTACAAAAAAAAGAGAAATTTGAATTATGTGGTTTTGTTTGTCCTAATTGCAATGGTAGAAAGGAGTTCATAGATCAACAAGGACGAGATGAGTTTAAATCTACAAAGTGTCTTTTTTGTAATGGTTTAGGCCGTGTTAAAGCTGTTGTTAATGTCGAATGGAAATCAGATGAACAAAATTAAATATACATATGAAAATAAGCGAATTTGAAAATACTGAATGGGGTGCAGGTATGTTGGCTATCATAAATGATAATATATTGGAAATCATATCTGTTGACTTTTCTACTAATGAGATATGCGTTTTGTATAATGGTAAATCTTTTTGGTTGCCTTGCTGTTTTGTTGAATTGGTTAATAATTAAAATTGAAAAGATATTATGATTGTATTATTGATTATATCGTTAGTAATATCTGTTGTTTCATTGGTGGCTTTTTTTGTTGTCATGAAAGTCTTATTTGATCAACAGAAGCAACAAATTGCAATTAATAAACGATGCAAGGAGTTGGATAATAATTTGAAGCCTATTCGTTTAAATTTTATAGTACAAAGCTATAATATTTGCATGAAAAATGAACAATATGAATGTGCTGGAAAACTATTGAGTATGATCAAAGAAGAGTTTCCGGAAGATTATAAAAAAATGGGGTTTAATGTATAAAAACAAGTGAATCATGAAGAATGAGTATTTCAATATGATATGCCAAAAGGCTCCAGGGGGAAAAATGATCATGATGGCCGTTGTTCCCGACGATCTTCTATGTGAAGGATTACCTTCTATTTTCGAGGTACAAGCTATAAGGTTGGTTCCAACGATTTATACCGGAACATATCCCACGATAAAGATCAATATGGAGACGATAAAAGATAGAACAGATGATTTGAAAGGAACAGGGATAGCCGGTATTGCCACAGGCGAGAATTGGTATAATGTCTCAAAAGAAGACAATAACATTTATGGAATTAATATCTAAAAAATAACGAGCTATGGCAAAAGAAACAGTATATAGATATTCATTAAGAACCCCAGCTAATTGCTGGTTGGGTGAAGTAATTCTGACAGAAGGTAAAGAGTTCTATTCACTAACGGATTGGGGAAATTTTAATTTCAGTTGGTCAACTCCGATGGAGATACGTGAATTTATATTGAGCATTGATGCCGATTATTTCGCAAGAAAAATGTTTCAAGGGGTTGCGTATCAATGCAGCACAAATACAATGCGAGGGTATTGCGAGAGATTCTCCGCAAAGATTCTGCCAGTATTACAGCAAGCAATTAAAGATGATTTAGCTAACAATTAAAAAATAATGAGCTATGGCAAAGGAAACTGTAAAAAAGAATAATATAATGAACCTAAAACAATTCAAATATTGGCTAAGGATAAACGGTTTTCTACCAGATCAGTTCGGCACTGGAACAAAGCGTAATCCGATTAAGCTAACAACTTAAAAAGGTATGAATATAGATACTGAATTTAACGTGAGCGGGGATAACATTATCCATACAACTATAAGCAAAATAATTATCGAAATATCCTATACTGATGATAGTTTTCTTATGGTTTATAAGTTGTCAGATGGACTTAGTGTGCCCAGAAACAATTATCCCCAATGGGATAAAAGACTTTTTAAAGATAAGGAGAGTTTGATAAAATATTTATCTGAATCATAACTAAAAAAAATATGAGCGGAAAAAGATATTTCATAGTGTCATACAATTTTGGCAATGGCAAAGTACATGGTTCTGGGCAAACCACTTTTGTGACGGATGGATGCTATCTGAACAGACAGATAGCAATAGAGCAGATAGCATCTACACTTGAATGTGAAAATGCTGAGATTGTAATTTTGAATATTATTGAATTGCCTGAATCTGATTATAATGTTTGGAGTGCCAAAAAACAAACTAACAAGACATGAAGGAACAGCAGTGGTTGTTGCAAGTAATGCAATAACCACAATGATTTGATAATTAACAATTAAAAAGAATTAAGCTATGACCTGGAAAGAATTAAAAGACAAAATATCCCTTATGACAGAAGAAGAGCAACAGCAGGAAGTTGCAGTTTGGGGAGAAGATATGAATTTGATGAAAGATTGCTCCTTGGAGAAAACAAATGAGGATATGTACTACAACTCTGAATGGGATTATGCTTGTGAAGAGAGTGAATTGGAACCGGAAGACAAGAATGACCCTGATGTACATAAGGTATATGAAGCAGGAATGCATTATATTTATTCGAATTGATATTAAAACATAAATTATATAGAGAATGACTAAGAATGAAATTTTAAACAGCTACTGTGATGTCCGCCGTAGCGCTGCCGGGAACCCTAACACACCGGTAGAGGTGTTAACTGAACTGGCTAAGGATAGCGACTGGGGTGTCCGCCGTAGCGCTGCCGGGAACCCTAACACACCGGTAGAGGTGTTAACTGAACTGGCTAAGGATAGCGACTGGGGTGTCCGCCGTAGCGCTGCCGGGAACCCTAACACACCGGTAGAGGTGTTAACTGAACTGGCTAAGGATAGCGACTGGGGTGTCCGCCGTAGCGCTGCCGGGAACCCTAACACACCGGTAGAGGTGTTAACTGAACTGGCTAAGGATAGCGACTGTGGTGTCCGCCGTAGCGCTGCCGGGAACCCTAACACACCGGGTTACAAAGAAACAACCTACGATTTCGTAGTCACTAAAAACTATGTGGCGGTAAAAGGGACTAATCATATGTGGTATAAACACAATTACCCCAAAATTGCTCCTTTTTATACTTGTGGATGTTTCTGCGGTTCAAGAGAACAGCTTCTCGCTAGAATCTATTCGATTGATAATATAAGTTGTGATCCGGCAATAAGAGTTAGAATACTTAATGCTTTAGACAAAAAATTCAAAGAGGTGTTCGGTCGATAGAAGAAAAACTGAGCATCCGAGGTGCAAACCTAGCTTCAGACCGGCAACCGCAAATCTTGAAAGTGGTAGACCTTGACATTTGCAATGGTCCGGTAGGCAGGAGCACGGTAGGGTGAGTATTAATAATCAATGTTTAATTAATCAACTCCGCTGTTAAAGGACAGTGTCCGGTGAGAGACCGGTTATTTTGTTTCTATTTATTATTTCAAACAACATCCCGGTGTGCTTTGGTCGGCTATCCGGGAGCAATTACCGCCGGGAGGCAGCAAGTTTTGTTATTTTCTTTGACAGCCGGGAAAGACCGGCAACCGGGCGTATAGCTTAATGGTAGAGCGTCCCTTACTGGGGAAGAAAGGGGTTCGATTCCCTGGCGTCCACGAACAAAATATAAAAGTTATGGTACATTATTTTGAAGAAGTAAAAGAGGATTTTTTAAAAAATCTCGATGTAAAAGATAACACCAAAAAGTTGTATTCCAATAACCTTGATTTTTTTAAAAGATGGGTTGTTATGGAAGGCAGGAATATCAAGTATTTAGACAGAGCGGATATTCTTGCCTATAAAAACTATCTTATTAATAAAGGATTGTCTGCCAATACTGTAGACTCCTATCTTAAAGCCGTGAGACAATTTTATCGTTATGCCGAAATAGCTGGCGAGCACGAAAATATAGCTGCTGGAATAAGGCTTAAGAATAAGTCAAATTCGCACATGAAATTGCACCTTGAAAAAGAAGAGGTGATGAGATTGTTATCTGTTATACCACGTGATAGTTTAGTAGGCAAAAGGGATTATGCCATGATAAACCTTATGCTTCGTTCCGGATTTCGTTGTGTGGAAGTATCGAGATTGCGAATTAATCATATCAATAAATCAGACTCCGGATATATTGTCGAGGTTTTCCGGAAAGGGGAAGAAGTGGGCGGGCAATTGGTTGGTCTTACGCACAAAGCGATAGATCCTATTATAGATGATTACTTGCCTTTTCGTGGGGTAGCTTGCGATGATGAGTTTGTGTTTTTAACACATAGTACGACGGGCGAAAGGCAAATGACTCCTGACAGGATAGGTAGGATTGTTAAGTCTTACATGGTTAAATCCGGTATATATTCAAGGCAAAAGACATCCCATTCGCTTCGACATACGGCGGCAGTGATGGCACTACTCAATGGTGCCGATATCAAAGCGGTCCAACAAATGCTTGGGCATCGTAGGATCGAAACGACAGAAATCTATTTAGAAAGCATTAACGGAAAGTTAAGGCTGGATAATCCAGCAGCACGTACGCTAGATGAAGCTTTCTAAAATCAAAAGAAAAATGGGTTTAAATGGAAATTATATCATGTATAATTATCTCGATGGATTGACAACCCTATAAGTTGTTGTCTCAGAGGCTTTATAATGTACGCGCACGAGAAAATGACGGTGTAAATTGAGAAAAAATGACGAAATAGTATCAGGGGAGGGGGGTATCAAATCTCTAAGGGGACATGTCTCCAAGACCACAACACACCTCGCTCCGCGTGCGTGCAAAATTGGACTTTTTATTGTAAACTAAAAATATGTAAAAAAATGGGGAAGGGCAGACCTAAAATTTTGGATGAAGTTAAAAAACTTCGTGGCACGGACCAGCCGTGCAGGATGTCGGGTAACAGTGATTCGGCAGAAAGGCTTACATCCATCGAGCAGATCACTTCGACTGCAAAATTAAAGGTTTTGAAGACAAAGCGATCGAAGGATATTTTTAAGACGAAAGCCAACCAGTTGATTGCGCTGGGCGTTCTGACGGAACTTGACCTTGAGCATTTGGCCTTATATGCATTTAGCTTGGATTTTGTTTTTACCTGCATGACAAATATCATGGACAACGTGGATACAGGTGAGCGAATGTTGGATGGGGTTTCGGGCAAAGAGGTATCTATGATGTTTAAAGCATTTGACTATGTGAATAGGCTGGGGGCGGAATTTGGTTTTACGCCTATGAGTAGGCAGAAAATCAACCAATCACCTAAAGAAGAGGAGGACGAATTGGCTCAATTTTTAAATGGAATAAGATGAAAAGGAAAAAGGAAGAAATATATAAGGATAAGGCGTTGTCATACATCGACAATGTGATGTCTGGAAAACGGAAAGCCGGAGAATTGGAACGGTTGGCGGTCGAAAGACATGTACGTGATTTAAAGCAAGCTGCTGAAATGGGACTGTATTTTGATGAAAAAGCAGCCAAGAAAGTACTTGGTTTTTGCCAGTTCCTACGGCATTACAAGGGAGAATGGGCAGGACAGGAATTTGTGCCGGAAGATTGGCAATGCTTTATCTTATGGGTTGTGTTCGGATGGAAGACGAAGAACGGTGTCCGACGGTTTAAATATGCGGATGTAGAAGTAGCCCGAAAGAATGGAAAGACGTTCCTAGCGGCTGCTATCGCACTCTATATGTTGATACTTGATGGTGAACAGGGAGCGGAGGTTTATAGTGCGGCCGTTGATAAGGACCAGGCTGCAATCTGTTGGCAAGCAGCCGGTATGATGGTGGAGCAATCACCCATGTTAAGCAAGTATGTAAAGAAGTGGACTACTTCCATCGTTATGGAATCGACGGCATCATCTTACAAACCGCTCTCTAAGGAGACAAAAAACAAGGACGGTCTATCGCCACATTGTGGTATATGTGATGAGATGCATGCTTGGCCGAATGATGATATTTACAATCTGCTTCGTTCCGGTATGGGGGCCAGGCGGCAGCCTCTTATATTTTCAATCACTACGGCTGGGTTTGATATGTCATCGCCTTACTATTCTATGCGTAGGCATTATATAGATGTCTTGCGTGGGGATGTAAAGGAGGAAAGTACGTTTGCGCTGATTTATTCGCTTGACAAAGAAGATGACTGGAAGGATCCTGCGGTGTGGACAAAGGCTTGTCCTAATCTTGGTGTGTCTGTTTATGAGGATTTTATGCAAATGGAATTTGAACAGGCGTTGAATAAAGGCGGTACTACAGAGGTAAACTTTAAAACCAAGAACTTGAATCTCTGGGTGGATGCTCCGGATGTTTGGATCCAGGATGAAAAGGTAGCGGCTTGTAATTATGGAACTACAGAAGATGATCTGATCGGTCAGGAATGTTATGCCGGTCTTGACCTGGCGGCCCATGTGGATATTAATGCGCTTGCACTTTATTTTCCGAAGCTCCGGCACCCGGCATTCAGGATGTATTTTTGGATTCCGGAGGGTAAAATTTTGCAAAAGGAAGATAGGGTAGATTATAGGCAATGGCAAAAGGAAGGTTGGATAAATGTGACCCCCGGTGATGTAATAGATATCGATGTCATGGTAAGCGAGATGTCGGCTATTTTGAAAAAGTATGATGTCCGGAATCTCGCTTTCGACCCTGCCAAGGCATACCATGGAGTGATACAGGGATTGCAAAAGGAAGGTTTCGACGGTATACTTGACCAGTTTAGCCAGGGGATCCAGAACATGAGCGAGCCTACCAAGCAGTTGGAGGCTGACGTTACTTCCGCTTCTGTCGATTTGATGGGTAATCCGGTTATTCGCTGGATGTTTCGAAATGTGGTGATATACAGGGATGCAAATGATAATATCAAGATGGACAAGAGGAAGAGTATTGAGAAGATCGACGGTGTTGTCGCAATGGCGAATGCCATTGGTGGCTATATGTCACAGGATGGGGATGATATGTATCAGTATAATGGAGTGAGTTTTGTTAATTTTTAAAACAATATAATTATCAACGATTTAATTATTAAATAAAATGGAAGTATTAGTTAAGATTACAGAGAAAAACGGTAAGAGTGTAGTTAGAGCAAGAGATTTGCACCAGTTTTTAGAAAGCAAACAAGAGTTTGCTAATTGGATTAAAAACCGTATCGAGAAATACGGTTTAGTAGAAAATGAAGACTATGTAGTTTTTGACAATCTTATCAAAAACCCCCAAGGTGGTCGTCCCCAGATAGAATACGCCCTGACTATCGATGCTGCTAAGGAATTATCAATGGTTGAAGGTAATGATAAAGGGAAGCAAGCACGTAGGTATTTTATTGAATGTGAAAAGAAATTAAGAGAAAAAACACAATCGGCTTTTGTTATACCCGGATCGTTTAGCCAGGCATTGATGTTGGCGGCAAAACAACAGGAGCAAATAGAAGAACAGCTGAAGCAGATATCGGTTATGAGTACGGAGATAGTCGAAATGAAGAAAAAGACGGATTATCTGGAGATTATATTGAATAGCAAGGAAACGGTTACCATTACACAGATTGCACAGGATTACGGAATGACTGCTAAGTCTTTTAACCGGTTATTGGAGGAGTTGAAGATACAGAGAAAAGTAAACGGGCAATGGATCCTGTATTCGCCGTACATAACTCAAGGGTATGTGCATAGCAAATCGGTCCCCATTATGCACAAGGATGGGAGCAGAGATTCGGTTTTAAATACCGAATGGAGGCAGAAAGGCCGAATATTTCTGTATGAGAAGTTGAAAAAGGCCGGGGTGTTACCGCTTATTGAAAGGAATTGATGAAAAAGATAAATAACATCTTAATCCGGTCCCTATCTGATAGGGACCGGGATGCTTTGTTGTATCTGATGAATGAGGTAAAGCTACATCAAGCTTCAAAAGCCGTCATGCAGGCGGTACATGCGTTTCAGCGTAATACGCAGGTGATTCGCAAGCAAGCGGAAAGAATACGCGATTTGGAATGCCAGAACCATATATTGAGAAGTAATTCTGAGCAGATTATTAAGTCTGTAGGTAAAATAGAAGATGTGTTGTCAAATAACGGAAATGTTATATAAAAAGAATGCCCGAACATCACTGCCCAGGCATTCTGAAAAATTGAAAAATCACATAAAAAATATGTGTTCAACAAATATATAAGTTTATTTCGTGATTTGAGCTATATAAGATCATTTTTTTATAACGAGTTCTTTATTGAGATATTCCAATATAGCTTCTTTTATTGTTCCCCTGATAATTACCAAGACAGATAATATTCATTACCTACAATGATACAGTGTGTGTAATCATTCAGATTAACATCATTATCTTTAAATGTCTCCAAGATCCTCTCTTCAACGTCTTTTAATTCAACCTCTGTTCCCCCTTTAAGGGTTTCGATTAACTCATCATCACACTCGACTAACCCGTGGAAATTATATCTGTTATTTTCGGAATCAGATACGCAATATGTATTGCACCCAATTAAACTACTTAACGTTTTCATGTTTCTATATTTTTAAATTAAACTCTTCCACGACAACCCAATCAAATTTTGGGTATGTCGCTTTGTTTTCCCGAATAACAACATGCGGGTTGAACCGCTTGTATTCGAGAGCTAAATTTTTAACCTCCTGGATGCTGTTGCCAGTCACCGTAACAGCTTGACCTATTCCTTCTACATACTTGGCAAAGGTTATGTTTGCCATGTATGTATGCTTTGGGCTGCTTAGGCTCACGTTTTGTGTTGTTTTCATATCTGTTATATTGTTATTTGCAATTAGACATCATTTTAACCTTCTCACTTCCGAAATAGTTAACAGCCTTCTGAAAGTTGCTAACATAACCTCTCTTAATTTGAGGGTAGTCTTTGATAACTCCGTTAAGGATGGAGTTGATTTCTTTTTCACCGATGTTCTTACGGCGTGACCAGGATATTTCGGCGCTTTTAAGTACCCGTGTCATAAACCAACCCAAAGTATAGAATTTATCCTCTTTTACGTTCTCGTTATAAAAGCTGATCACCATATCTCTGTTTGCACTTAAAACTGTTTTTACTTCTGCTGTTGTCATTTCCTTACGCCGCTTATAGGTTGCCGCCCTGTTCTAATTGTTTGTTTTTTGATTACACTACAAAGATACGACTTTTTTTCTTTGACTGCAAATTTGCAGTCAAATATTTTTCGGGAAAAGTAGATATTTAACATTTTGATGGTAATTCAACGCCTCAAATCTCGCCTAAATTACCATCAGACTAAATCAACTATTTTTCCGAGCGCATTCGCTATATTTTCAAGCAAGTCAAGTCGGGGCGAAAATTTCCCCGCTTCGATCCGGTACACGGTACTTTGGGCTATGCCACAACGCGCCGCGAGATCGCGTTGTGATAAGCCCGCTTGTTTTCTTAAATTTTCAATCCTTCGACCAATGCGTATTCGGTCGCTTAACTCGTAATTATCTTCCATTTTGTTCAATATTTTCTATTTATTAGTTGTTCTACGGCTTTTACATAAGGGGCTGTCTTTTGTCTTTCCGTGTAAACCACATACTGTTTGGCAATATGTTCTTCCAGCCTATCGGCTTCTCGATCGGCCTCAGGAGATATTTTTCTTAATTCAGGGATATTGTATGTCGTCCCGTTAACGACATACTCAAAACCGTTTAACGTGGCTGTCCATCCGTTTACCTCAAATTCAAAATCATTGATTTTGCCCGTGTGGACAAGTTCGATTGCCTCTTCTAATGTCGGGACTGTTGCTTCTTCTTCCTGCTTTTCAGATTCGTTTTCAACAAATTCGAAAACTACGGCCGAATTAAACTTTGATTGTCTTCTACCCGAATAGCAGGCACTTGTGAAGTTGGAATAAAACTCGTCAAACTCAGCCTGAGAAGCGAAGTCCTTGGACCATGTTTTCGTAGAAGGATCGTAAACGAATCCTTGGTTTTTCAGGCTTTCTTTTGCATTGAATGTGTTTTTAACTGCAATTGCTTTCATTTCCTTACGCCGCTTATAGGTTGCCGCCCTGTTCTAATTGTTTGTTTTTTGATTACACTACAAAGATACGACTTTTTTTCTTTGACTGCAAATTTGCAGTCAAATATTTTTCGGGAAAAGTAGATATTTAACATTGTTTGTATATTTAGCACAGGATATCTGCACTATACAATTGTGTTATCAAAAATAGACGTATCTTTGCGGTGATTGTGAAAATGATAACAGTATGAAGAGGATTTTCTTTGTTTTTATGCTATTTTTATTGATGGCAGGATGTTCATCACCTTATCGGGTAGTGACGAATAGTGTTGATTTTTCGATGTATACGGATAATGGTTTCTTTATTTCTGAATCAGATGCAGTTCCGTTTGAATATAATGGCGTTTCGCTGTTGTTTACGAAGATCGTACCTGGGTATGAAAATGGATATTACAAGGCTGCAAATTATCAGGATGCAACTACTGAAATCGTTAGGAATGCCATGCTTTTAAAGGCGGATGGTATTGTGAATCTAAAGTATTCGATTGTTCCCATAAATAAGTATGAGTATGAATTACATGTTTCGGGAATGGCAATTAAAAGAAAGAAATAATTTCAAGATTTGTTTTGTATTGATAATTTGCTTTTTTCAAATCTTTGTCTCATCTTTGCAGTGCTACAGTTAGACATAGGCACTGCAAGCGAGCAGGTCAAGAGAGAATAGAAGGCATTGGCAGTTCTATTATAATCCGTTCATATACCTCTCGTATGTGTGACTGTAGCAAGTTGGATTATATAGGACTGCTTTTTTACTCACTCATCTTAATGCTACAGTCAGATGAAACAAACAATCTCAGCTGCTGGTACGCCTGTACCTGCATCCGTAAAGCTCGGAACAATCTTTTCATGGGCAATGCTTTTTGCCTTAATTATGAACCTTAAGAAGCGTCTTCCAGAACCTTGGAAAGATGTAATCCCTGTTGAAAAAGCAACAGAATATGTTGCACAGAAAGAAATTAATGCTCATCTTTGTAGTGCGAAATTTCATACACAGGCACTGCAAGCGAGCAGGTCAATAGATAATAGAAGGCATTGGCAGTTCTATATAATCCTATTATATACATCTATGATGTGTATGGAGTTTCGCAACCTTGGGATTTATAGAGCTGCTTTTTTTATTTATTATTCATTCATCTAATAGCGAAACTCCAGATGAAACAAACAACAACCGCTGCTGGTACGCCTGTACCTGCATCCGTAAAGCTCGGAACAATATTATCGTGGGCAATGCTTTTTGCCTTAATTATGAACCTTAAGAAGCGTCTTCCAGAACCTTGGAAAGATGTAATCCCTGTTGAAAAAGTAGAGGATGTAAAAATGTGCATCCTGCTTATCCTATGTTTTTTCTTTGTATTTGCACTTGCTGGTGCATATGATGTAATAAATGGAGGAGAAGTATTATGAGTAAGTTATTGAAAAGCAGTATTTCTTCGGAAGTAAAGCTATATTTTGAGGAAATTTGTTCTTTACAAGTTTCCGGTAAAGAATTTCCGGTATCATTGGATGATGTTTGGCCTTTAGCTTATGTTAGTAAACATAAGGCTGTAGAGGCGCTTAAAAATAATGGATTATTTGAACAAGATTCTGATTACAAGGTTTTCACCCGTTTGGGTGAAAACCCTAAAGGAGGAAGACCAACCAATGATTACTACTTGTCCGTGCCTTGTTTAGAATATTTCATTGCTCGTAAAAATAGAAAGATATTTGAAATATACCGTCAAGTTTTTCACCGTGCTATAAGCGCACAATCAATGTCAAAGGCAGATGCGATAGTCGATACAGTCCAGCACATTATGTCACTACCGTTGGACAATGAGGCGAAAACGGAACTGATCCAGCGAATCAACAACGACGGGATCCGGGCTTTACCGGAAAGTAAGAACTTGCCACTTACTCCGGCCGTCGGTGATGGGATGATAAGTGCAACCCGGTTACTTCGAAAGCATGGTGTTACCATAAATGTAGAGTATTTTAACGATGTGCTTTGCAGTATAGGGTATATGGAAAGAGTGAATGCCGGATGGCGGAGCTATTGCGTGTTGATAGATGAAGGTCTGAAGTATGGCCGGAACAAGCCGAATCCCTACTATCGTGGCCGCACGATGCCGGTATATAGTGAAGATACATTTGAGGAGTTACTTAATGTTGTTTTTAGTTGCATTGATTTTGAATAGGAGGAAATGTTATGGTAGAATATGATTATGAAGTTTTCAACAAGATGATAAACACCCGGTATAAAGTTGATGAAATATGTGATTCACTTGAGGAGTTGACATACAACTATGTACGGTCTTTAGATGTGGATTATGTGGATCAGTTTAAAGACGATATAACGTTTATTGAGTTTTTATTGAAAGCGTTTAAGAGCTTGAAGAAGCAGACAGACGGAAATAACAAATAAAAAAAGTTAATTTGTTTTTCCAAAATTGCAAATGATTTTGATTATTTTATAGCCTCTTTTCGTAAGAGGCTATTTTTTTGTAAACTTATGATTTTTATGTGTTTTGTTTAAATTATTTTTTCATTTTCAGATTTCATTTGTAATCTTACTTTTGGATTGCAAATAAAGACTTAATTTGCTTATTTACAGATTGTTAATCTTTGTATGCTGTGTTGCATATATCAAATAAGTATCTGTATTTTGTGAAAAAATGCGGAGAATGGAAAGCTTATTGGGTATATTTAAACGCAAGGTTTCCTCTTTTAAAACAAGAAGTTCGAGAGGATCTTTTGACAGCATGGGAAACGGATTATCTTCTATTTCTTCATTCCGTTCTGCCTTATCATCTGTAAACACAGAACAAGCAATGCGTTTCACCGCCGTATATGCGGCAATCCGTCTTCGTTCTGAGACGGTAGCTTCCTTACCTAAAACCGTTTTTTCTATTGACGAAACCGGGCGGCATGATGCCCGTAAGCACAATATATACAAGCTGATAAAATACAAGCCCAACGGATGGATGAATGTGTTTACTTTTTGGGAATACACTAATTCTTGTTTGGAAGGTTGGGGGAATGCTTTTGTTATTATCCGTCGGGATATGAAAGGTGATCCGGTGGAATTGATACCGGTCCATCCCCGGTTAGTGAGTGTTGTGTTTAGAAATGCACGTAAATGGTATATTGTGGCCGGTAGCCTCTTTTTCGATGGCACCTATCCTGATGAAGACATGTTGCATTTTTTCGGGATGTCAGAAGATGGTATTACAGGCGTAAATCCCATTGTTTACAACGCCGCGGCTATTAGCAGTGGCATTTCCGCTCAGTCTTTCGGAAATGAATTTTTTGAACAGGGAGGAAATGTGAAGTCTGTTCTTGAAACAGATAAAGTGATGGGAGCTGATGTTGCAGCCGATTTTGCTAAGAAATTTAATCAGACAAAAAATTTCGGCACGCCTATTCTTGACCAAGGTGTAAAGTATAAACAGGTTGGTATCGCTCCGGAGGCCGCTCAGATGTTGCAAACACGCACATTCGCTTTGCAGGATATCGCCAGGATATTTAACCTGCCTCCTCATATGTTGGCTGATTTATCAAGAGCGACATTTTCAAATATAGAACATCAAGATATCCAATACGCTAAGTATTCCATTCGCCCGTCTGTTAAGCGGTATGAGCAGGAAATGGACAGAAAGCTGTTTTTTGAGGATGAATTAGGCCGATACGAAACCAAGTTTAACTTGAACGGGTTGATGCGTGGAGATATGACAAGCCGGTCAAATTTTTATCACAATGCAGTTTTGGATGGCTGGTTATCCCGTAACGAGGTGCGCGAAATGGAAAATATGAACCGGATGGATGGACTTGATGATATGTTGTATCCAGGCAACGAAAACATTGTAGGAAAAGAAGTATTACCAAAGGAAAAAGTAAGCAAATGAATAGAAAAGAGGCCGAAAAAACAAGAACCGTGCAGTTCGTCTTTTCAGATGAAACCCGCGACACTTATGGAACAGTCCTGTCGGCAGACAAATGGGATTTGAAACGTTTCAATCGGATAGGAGTTGCATTTTACAATCATAACGGTCGAAGTAGTGATCCTGACCAAACGATCGGCACTGCCCGTGCTTGGATAGAAGGTAAAAAGCTGATGGGGGAAATTCGTTTTGAAGCGGAAGAACTGAATCCATTGGCGGACAAAGTTTTTAGAAAAGTGCTAGCCGGTACGCTTCGCGGTGTATCTGTGGGTTTCATGCCTTTGGAACGTGGAAAGTTCGGTGAAGGGGATGAAGCTTTAGGTGGCAAAAATGAAACCTATTATTTCGGTCGCTGCGAATTGCTTGAGATATCTGTTACTCCTCTTCCTGCTAATAAAAATGCCTTAGCAAGATCTATAGGAACAGATCCTATTGGGGAGACGATGGAAAGGATGTCAGCAGATGGAGATATCTGTACGATCGAAGATCAGGAACCGGATACTAATGCTGATAATGACCAAAAAGAACGTGAGGCTGACAAAGACCGGGCCTTGGCTCTTGATCTTATGTGCCGTACTGCAATAACTATGTCAAATTGTTAAACATCAATATATAAGCGATATGAGAAAGAAACATGAAGTAACGAGGGAATTGGAGCAGGAAAGAACCCGAATGAACGAGCTTTTGTCAGATAAAGACAAGAGAGATGAATTTCATTCGTCAGCCGATAGGGTTTCTGAATTGGTAGAAGAATTAAACGCTATCAACTTGAATGAGGCAGCTGAACGGGCTGCTGCTACGGCACAGGCTGACCAGCAGAATATCCGTGATGTGGCCAAGGATTTCAGTTTTGCAAAATTTATCCGTGAAGCGTCCGGAGAAAATGGATCACAATTGACCGGGGTTGAAGCGGAAATGGCTCAGGAGGCAGAAAAGGAGGCAAAAAGATGTGGATATAAATTGACCGGTGTAGGTATTCCGTCCGCACTTTTAAACAGCCGAATGCATGTTGAAGGACGTGCCTTTGACGGTCAGAACGTAACGAAACCGGCTGACGGTGGATATACGGTTACATCTCAGATGATGTATCAGGAGGCTTTGAGAAACAGATTGATCTTGACACAAGCAGGAGCTACCTATATGGGAGGACTGGTTAATAATATCGATTTGATTCAAGGCGAAGCTATCACTATGGGATGGCTGGACGAAAATGAAGAAGGATCGGATACAAAGAAGCAATTTAGCAAAGTATCTGTTAATCCGATGCGTTGCTTTGTTAATGTGCCTATTTCCAAACAATTAACTATTCAATCGAACTTGGATATTGATCGGGTGATTATCAACGACATTATGGCTTCGCATGCCGAATTACTCGAAACAGCAGCCCTTAATGGTACCGGAACAAAACAGCCGACTGGCGTTTTGAATACGGACGGTATCGGTTCGGTGGCTATCGGTGATAATGGTGGTCCGATCACTTTTAAAAAGATTGTGGATCTGGAAACAGCTATCGCGATTAAGAATGCTGACGTGTCGTCAATGGCATATGTGACGAATGCGAAGGTAAGAGGCGAAGCAAAGACAACTCTAAAATCGGCAAACGTGGCTGGATATATCTGGGAAGGTGGAGAAATGAACGGATACCGGGCATTGGCCTCTAATCTAATCCCGTCAGATCTGACTAAAGGCACGGCTACAAAGAAGTGCTCTGCGCTTATTTTCGGTGATTGGTCTAATCTCTGGATTATGGGTTGGGGAGGCTTGGATTTGATTGTCGATCCGTATACAATGAAAAAGTTCGGTGCATACGAAGTCACCCTGAATGCTTATCATAACATCTTTATCAAGCGCAAAGAAGCTTTCGCAGCAATCAAAGATATTACAATCGCTTAAGTTATGTGGGTAGTATTTAGAAAAGCAAAAGCGGGGCTTGCCTATTTTAAAGGAGACAAAGCCAATTTATCGGATGAGATGGCCAAGCAACTCATAGAGGAAGGCTTTGTGCTCCCCGCTGATGCGGATCAGGTCAAAAGTGATTTGCCGCTTGATCTTCCAGGTCGGGCGGCCTTGATAAAAGAAGGCTTATTTACAAAGAGTCAGGTGTTGGATGCAAAAGAATCATTGACGGATGTTCCGGGTATCGGGAGCGTTACGGCGAAACAGATAATCGATACTCTAACGAAAGGAGAATAGTATGACATTAGAAGAATGCCCGGTATCATTGGACGAATTGAAGAAGCATCTCAGAATGCCGGTAGACGGCTCCTTGGATGAAGAACTTACGACAGTTCTTTTAGCTTCTGCCGAATATATCGAGGGCTTTTGCGGAAGGAAGTTTTCAACGTTTGAAGGCGGATTTCCGAATACGCTTAAAGCCGCCATTCTTCTTAAGGCTTCATCGCTATTTGAGAATCCGGCCGATGCTCTTGATGAACGTACAACTGCCTCGCAGAGGCTCGCAAATCCAAGAATATGGAGGCAAGAAACTACAGTATAGGAAATTTCGTTGAAAAGGTCGTGTTTTTGAAACCCGTTCGTAATGTTTCAGAGACAGGAGCGGCCGAAACAGCGTTTGTTGAGCAAGAATATCGATTATGTGAGATACAGGACCGAGTAGTAAATGCTGAGACGGTGAGTGATGCAGATGCAGAGGTCCAATCTTATTCTGTTGTTACCTGGAAAGTGAACGGACTTACGACCGAATGGCGGGCGGAATATGGTGGAGATCGGTATTTTATCGATCGGATTTTAAATGAAAATAGAGGAATCTCAAGGTATGAATTAAGACGTGAGGACTTATGCAACGAGTAAATAAGGAAATATATAAGGTATTGGAATCGATCCTTCCTAATAAGACCGGGATTTATCCTGCTTTTGGCAGTGAGGATGCGAAATTTCCTTTTGTTGTTTATAACTGTGATTCGCTTGTTCCGGATCGGAGCAAGGATGGGATAGAAGGATTCAAAATGCAATATTCGATTGATATCTATTCTGATAAGTTCGACACTTCTGATCTTATTGAAGATTTGATTATTGAAGGACTTGAAGGTTACACAGGCCAGACAATATCAGATATTTTATTGGTAGATGGCTCTTCGTCTTTTAATGGTTCTTTCAGGCATACATTAAACTTTGAAATTAGTATTGATGTAGATTATACATAAGTGATTTTATTGATCATGGAGAAAGCAGGAGTAGATATCAATATTAATAAATTTCTTGATTTGACAGCAAGGCTTACAGGCAAGGAAATGGATGTTGCTAAAAAGGCTGCCGTAAGGCAAGGCGCCAATTATTTGAGGCGTGTGACGAATAAGGCCTATGCTACATGGACGCGCCTTCCTACGAGGAAACATGGTGTATCTGGTGTTAAAAAGCCGGGCGAAGCTGTAATGAAAGAAGATAAAGAAAATCCCGGTGTGTTTAAAGTCCATATCATGGGTGATTACATGATGAAGTGGTTTGAACTTGGAACAAAAGAGAGAAAAACCAAAAGCCGTAAAATTGTAGGTAGTTATAGAAAAGGGATGCGTAAATTTCTTACAAGGGCAGGAAAAGGACGAAATACGGGAAAGATAGATGCTCTATATCTATTTCAAAAGGCACAAAGGTATTCTCAGAAAAAAGTGTTTGATGAAATGGAAAAAAGATTAATAAGATCGCTGAAAAGAATTAATAAAAGTAAATAATATAAGGAGGAAAAAAGATGAGCGTAGTAAAAGGTAGAGATTTAATGCTTTTCAAAGCATCAGGAGAAGCACCAGAATATACATGGAAAGCATTTGGCGCAGCACTTACACATACGCTGAATGTGAATACTGAGGAATTGGATATTTCGAATAAAGATACTGGTGAATGGGGGGATAGTGAAGCAGGACAAATCACATGGGATTTACAATGCAACTCCATGATGGTAGAGTCGGATTACGATGAATTGCTAAAGAGCCAACTGGCAAAAGAGGTATTCCATATCGCATTTGCTCAAAAGCTAAATCCCGGAGATACAGGTAAAGCGCCAGAAGGCGGTTGGCCGATTGGAAAAGGAGGTTGGGAGGGTGATTGCATGATCACATCTATTACAGCTACTGCCTCTCATAATGATAAAGCAACATACGATGTCACCTTTAAAGGAAAAGGACCGCTTAAGGAAAGAAGTAAGGAATGAATACCAACGAAATAAAAATAGACGGAAAGGTTTATAAACTGGGATGTAATTTACATACCCGTTTATTATACGAAAGAATGGCAGGTAAGATCCTTGGTGATAATATGCTTACTCTTGAACATATCATCTTTTTTTATGCCGTATTGGTATCGTTCAATAAGTCTGTTTTTGATATTGAATTTGACAAATTCGTTGATCTATTGTCCGAAGATGAGAAAAAAATAGAAGAGTTTGCATCATGGGAAATTGCTTATTTCAAAAGCCTATCCTTATTATCCGAACCACCAGATGAGAATGATAAAAAAAAAGGATAAGTGCTTCGGAGATTTATAAGTTGCTTGTAATGGAGGGTGGTTTACCTCCGGACTATGTGTTATATCAGATGCAGCCTTTCGAGATTGAAATAGCTATCTCCGGGTTACACCTGAAGCACAAGGAGCTATGGGAAACTACCCGATTGTTAATGTATGCGATTGTGCAGGTTAACAGTAAACAGAAATTGGACCCCAAAGATGTATTATCCTTACCCTGGGATGATGAAGCTAATGAACAATTTAGCGATCGTGATCCATATAAGGAAATGCAAGAAGAAATGTGTAAAATGCTAAAATCGATGAATGATGGCCGGTGATTTAGTTGTAAGACTTTGGCTTAATAGTCAAGGATTTGATAGAAATATAGAGAAAAGTACTAAGCAGGCCCGTAAGTTTAAAGATGGCTTTTCGGGAAGTGCAGAACAGGTATCTGAATTTAGCGGAAAGTTAAATTTGTCTATCGGTATCTTAGCTAAGTTTGCTGGTGGCCTTGGGGCCGCAGCGGGTGCTTTTGGGGTAATCAATGAAGGTTTACAGAGTAATGCTGTGTATCAAGACAAATTCAATGAGTTAATGAGTACCGGCAAGGGGGTTGTATCTCAGTTTTTCTCATCATTATATTCGGGGGATTGGACCGTATTTAATGACGGGATAATGGAGGCAATTGAAAATGCGAGAACATTTGCGGAAGAATATAGAAAAGTCCGAAAAAGTCTTGTTGTTAATAAAATAGGATTTGAACAAAAAGATGCATTAAAGAATCAGTTGGAATCCATAATAGAAGATGATTCAAAAACTTCTGAAGAAAGAAAGAAAGCACAGCAGCAATTGGACAAATTGCTAATTATGGGTATTGCTGATATAAGAGAAATGTCAGATAATGCCAACAAGGCATTGGAGTCTATGATAAAACAAGTCACTGGCACAGGTAGATTTGTCACCTCGGAAAATGCCCAAAGCATCGTATTAAGAGTATATGATGAGAATAGCGATCTTCGAAAAACACTCGAAGGTTATAGGGCGATAAGAGATATGGCAAGAGAGTCGGCATCAAACTCATTTGCCAAATTCGATATATCAAATTATCGCCGTCAAATAGAAGCCAGAAAACAGCTTGATTTAATGCCGGAAGATCAAAGGAATAAATATGATGAACTTTTGAGATTGGCCGATAATCTCAATGAAGAGATGTTTAATTCTTTTAAGGACTTGTTCGACGAACTGAATGATCTTAATGATAAGGCGGGAACTTGGGAAAAAGATAGAGCTGGCGCTCGGGACGAAATATTGGGGATAAAGGTTGGCGGTACATCTTCCAGATCTGAAAAATACTCTCCGGAGATCGGCTCCTTGGCTATGGCAGAAAAACTCCTTGCCACATGGAGGGATAAGTTTAACAAAGCGACTACGGAAGAGGCTCGTTCTGTAGCAAACAGGATGATACAAGAATTGAATGGTCGAATTGTTACAATGAAAGTCCAATATGATGTTGAATATAAATATGGAAAAAGAGAAGATGTACAATCTATAGAGCCAGGTAAAAATCCAGGCCTTAATATACCTGTCATGGCTCCTGATTTTACAGCATTGAATCAACAACTTCAACAGTACAAAAAGAATATTTCTTCTGATGGTGTACAACTGGTTGATAACAATCAGGTTGATACATTAAACTCAATGGCTAATTTGTTGGGATCGATTAATACATTGACAGGAGATGGAGCTGCCGGTTGGTTATCTTGGTCTTCAAGTATAATGCAGGCAATTGCTCAAGTAATCCCCTCTTTGAATAATTTGACTACAGCACAAACGAAAACGGCAGCTTCTGGAGCTGCTGCCAGTGTCGCTTCTATCCCTGTTGTTGGATGGATCATGGCAGGTACAGCGGTCGCAAGTGTATTGGCAGCAATTATGTCTGCTCCTAAATTTGCGACAGGTGGTATCGTGCCAGGTATAAGCTATGCGGGTGATAAGGTCCCTGTAATGGCAAATTCGGGGGAGATGATATTGAACAGGGCGCAGCAAGGAAGATTGTTCGATATGCTTAACAATGGAGGGGGCAGGTCGTCAGATGTGCGTGTTACCGGAGAGTTAGTTGCAAGAGGATCAAATTTGGTGGCAGTGATCAGAAATAGTGAAAAACTTAACTCGAAAATGCGATGAATATAGCTTATTACTACGAATTTAGAGGACTAGACAATGTTTTGAACAGGGTTGAGATATTGACGAACAACAGTGTTACGGCTAAAGAGGTCACAGGTACCGGAACACCTTTTGTCCTAACGTATTCCGATGCGAAGAAATTAGATCCCGTGCAGGGGGCAGGCGCAACAATAGGACTCGTGAGCCATGAAGTCTTTGAATTTGTATCGCTGCATACGGATGACATGCAAGGCTATATGATAAAGATGTATCGTGCCGGAAAACTGTATTGGGTAGGTTGGCTCGACCCGGAATTATATGAAGAACAGTTGTCGGACTATCCACCGTACCCAGTCGAATTTACCGCTGCTGACTTTAACGTGTTGGAACGGCTTAAATACAAGGATGAAAACGATGCCAACTACACAGATATAGTCAGCATGAAGGAACATCTTAAAAGGTGTCTTTCTGCTTTAGCTCTTCCGTTTGAAAAAATATATATTGGATGTAGCACAACAGCGGAAGGAATCACGCTGTCCGATAGCGAAACGGTATTAGACAAGTTATATGTAATGTCTGCCAACTTTTATGATGAAGAAAATGAACCGATGTCATGCCGGGAAGTAATAGAATGCATATTGCGGCCATTTGGTCTTATGATGGTGCAAAGGGATGGTAATATCTATATTTACGATTACAACACGATTGAGGATGGCTTGCCCATGAAATGTTACAATTATGCTAATTGGACATATGAAGGACTGCAAACTCCTGAGCATAATCATGGGGATTTGTCGAATATCGGTTTTATGTCCACAGAGGGTAGCTATGGATTTGAGGAGATGAAAAACAATGTGACGATTACGAGTTCCATATATGCGGAGCAATCTTTAATAGATGAAACCGTTCAAGAAACTGGGCTTGAGGGGAAAGTTGCCAGTCTTGATAAGGATAGCTATACAGAGGAGCATTATTCGAAATGTGCCGGATGGAATTATAACGATTTTATCCTGTTGAAAAGTAAAAAAAAGGAAAGTACCATATTGGGAGCCAATCTTGCTTATACGGGAAAAGAAAATATAAGCAATAACGTATGGTTTCAAAATAATAGTGGTTTGATTATTCCTTCGACTAAGTTTTTTTTAAGACTTAAATGCAGGGCTTATATCAATACTAAAAATGATCCGTTTGACAATGATGAGAAGGTTGACACCCCGGAAGAGTCCATGAGAATGCAATTGTTTTATAAACTGATACTCATAAGAGATGGTAAAAACATAATGTGCTATAACGGCAAAAACTGGGAATATGTACCTGAAAGCGGAGCTATTAAATACGGAGAAATGATTTTCCTGAATAATGGCAATTGGAGAGATAGCCGGGTTTTAAATCAATGGCTTACAAATTCAGAAGTTTATTGGACTGGATTAGCGCAGCCAGTGACAATAATAGATAAGGAAAAGGATTTTCAGTCCGGTGTTAAAATACCAATACCTCCCGAAAGCGGAATATTAAAACTTGTTATAAGTTACGCTATTATTGATGCAAACAGCAGAATACCATCGGTCCTAAAGGAAGTAAAAAATCTAATTATAGATAATGTAGTTTTAGAGCTTGAAGATATAGACGGTAACAGCATATCTACCGATGATTACGAGTTTAAAAGCCACGTGAATAAGAAAGTTAAGTCTGACCTTGATGAGATCACGTTAAAGTGCATGTCCGCCAATGAAGAGAAAGCACCGATAGGCAAAGCTAATATTTTGAAAAAGGTCGATAGCGGCTTTACATTCCAACTTTCTTATACCCGTGCTGGTCAAACAAACATCCTTGAGCGTCTTTTGATGTGCACCATCCATTCGAATTACTCACAAAAACATGGGCAATTCGGGTGCAAGCTCCATCTTAAAGGCAATCCTATAATGGGTTATGTTACCTACAATAAGTTTTTGAAAGGTAATTTTTTAGTGACAGGTGCAGAGTTAGATTTCAGGCGTTCAACAATGACTCTTTCGTGCGTAGGATTTAGTAAGGATGTTGCAAAACTTAGTGATATCCCATACGATTGATTGCACAATATGGGTATGGTATATAACACAAAATGATTCATTTGATGGCAATAGATGTACAATATAAGAATGTAAAAAAAACGGCTCTTCCTCGTACGGGGAGGATGTTGGATGCTGTTGGCGGAAATGTTACGGGTACGTCCGGAGGTTCAAGTATCGGCGGATCTTCGTTTTCCGGTTATTGGGACCTCATTACTACCAATGCGGCCGGAGAAGCTCTTGAAGAAGGCAAGGAATATATTCGAACAAAGTATTCGGCCGTTTCCGAAAAGGATGTTGTAGCCTATGGCACGCAGGATGAATTTCCCGATATGGCATTTCCCGTTGCGACTTATACGACTCCTGGAGCAGTACAGATCAAACAGGGAGGCGGTTTGATCATCGGAGAAGATGGTATTATATCTGTTGATCCCAATTTCGCCGGCGGTGGCTTGGACGAAAAGCAACTCAAAGAATATCTGGACAGGTATCATTATCTGACTCCATCCAGCTTGTTGTATGGCTACCTATCAAACAGCATAAGCCCTATTATCACGGCATCAGATAGCGTTAATTCGGCGTTCAAAAAGCTCGAAACGCAAATTATTAATTTGAAGAAGGATTACGTTACGCTGACTACGGATCAAACGATAATAGGACAAAAAACATTTGAAAAGACGGTGTTATCCAAAGCGGATGTTGTGGCATACGCTGTAAGCGATATTGGCGATCTTATAGCTATAGCAACTCCTGATATGTACGGTTTGGTCAAATATGACAGCTCAGTATTTTCAATCAATTCCATCGGGCAGCTTACATTAGCAGACGGAGCCGGCGGAGGATTGACAAACGTCATACCATCCGGTACCGGAAATGCCGTAACGGAGTTGTCCTATGATAAGGCAACCAAGATTCTTACCTGGAAAAAAGGAAGCACTTTCGCGCTTCGCACAGAGATACCTACCCGATTGGGGCAATTATCCAATGATGTGGGGTATATTACGGGTATCAACAAGAATATGATACTTAATGCCCTTTCCGGAGCAGGTAGTAATAATAAATATCTGGCCGGTGATGGTACGTTTTATACCATTTCTTACAGCGAAATAAGCGGAACGCCGAACTTGTCTGTATACGTCAAAAAAGCCGGGGATACGATGTCCGGCGATCTGACAATACGGAAAACGGAACCTGCGTTGATTTTATCAGGGTCTCGACAGTGGTCAATATACGAGGCATCAGGAGATTTAGGGTTCCGAAATGGCAATACTTTGGCTGCATATTTTTCCGGCAGTAATAACGGTACATTATTGATATATAATGATCTCATAGCTCACGGGGATGTTGTCGCCTATTCATCTTCCGGCATAACAGATTTAGCCGTCGTTGCATCGTCGTCAACTTATGGGCTGGTAAAGTATGATGGCAATACATTAAGAGTTAATTCTTCGGGGCAGTTGTATGTCGCTTCTGGAGGTGGGGGCGGCGGTTCTGTCGCCTGGAACGATATTACCGGCAAGCCATCATGGATAGGATCGTCCAAGCCATCTTATAGTTGGAGCGAAATTAGCAGTAAGCCGTCGTGGATTGGGAGTAGTAAGCCGTCTTACTCATGGCGCGAAATAAGTAGTAAGCCGTCTGGACTTGTAACATCTGTTAGCATATCCGGAAGCGGGAACGCAATAATAAACGCATCTTTTTCGGGTGGGACATTGAGTTTAACAAAGGGTAGTATTTCTGGGGGGAGTAGTTGGAACGGTGGAACTATTACAGGAAATCTAACTATTAGCAAATCAAGTCCGGGTATAGCTTTATCGGGTTCTGGCCCATATATGTGGTTTGGCTCATATTGGAAACTTGCAGTCCCTTCCAATGATTATTGTTTTTACTACAATAATGACTTAAGGGCTTATCTATCGTATAGCAGTTCCGGAAATATGTGGGTCAAAGGGTCATTGGTACAAGGATCTGATATTAGGAGGAAAAATTTAATGGGTGATCTCGAAGATGTGCTGTCTAAAATGATGGCTTTATCTGTATTTAGGTACTCCTATAAAAATGATCCTGATGCCACGGTACGGATTGGCCTATCTGCTCAACAGGTTATCCAATATTTCCCCGAATTTGTATTTACGGAGCCGGATGGATATTATTCAATGGACTATGCGAGCATGTCGGCTTTGGCAATAAAAGGCATACAGGAGATCTCTAAAAGGTCTATGATGATTGAAAATCTTGTGAAAGTCCGTAAGGACTGGGAGTTGACGAAGGATCAGCAGATTAAACATCTTCAGGACACGGTTATTAGATTGCAAAATGAAATAGATGAACTGAAAGGAGGAACTGCGGCATGATACTACCAAAGAAAGATCTGACACTTTTTCAGACTGCATTGAAGGTTGGAGCAGTATATACGAGCAGCGGGAAAGGGTACGTTATCCGTGATCTTTTCCGGCTTGTGGCCGCGGCCAAATCCGGAGGGGAAAAAGGTTATGCTTTTCGGGTAGCAGAAAACGGCTATACAGATGGTACACGCGGCTTTATGATTGACGGGGCATTGCCTTATTGGAATATCTGGAGTCCTGATAGTCCTGGGCGCTTCTTCATTGATATTGATCAGCGCATCAAGCTTAGAATGAAATTTGATGCAGGTAATTCGGCCAATCCTTATTATCGTGCATCACTCGGATATTTTGCCGGTTACGATACCAATGCGGAAGCTCCTTTTGTTAATTGTATAAATGCAGCCAATGGAGTAATTGACTATTATCCGTCTTTTTCCCTGAGATTGGTATTTCTTGTTACTTGTTCGGGGATAAATTGGAAATCAGTGCAGGGATATATTGATCATTTCTATATTAAGGTAATCGGGACATTCGCATTAGGTGGATCGGAAAATGAAATAGCATTGATTGAAAGTCCGTCATACGTGAATACGGATGGGACAACAAGATCCTATAACCAGCAATATGAATTAAAAAATCTCGGCAGCACGTATCAATATCTCCGTTTTGAGATGTATGTCGGATATACTGATACCGGAGGAGAAAAAATGCTTTTTAAAGTCCCCTATATAGAATCACAGACAGTGAGGTTGAATCAACGAAAAGAAGGGCTTAGTCCTGGTAATTTCCTATGGTTCTACATATACAATCCCAATTCTTCATCCGGGGGGTATGAAAATGTAGCGATACCGGATTATGAAACGAAAATTCCGGTATCAAACAAAGAAATAGAGTTTCAGCCCAATTCGGGGACTCCGTATGATGGTCGATATGTTTTGAAATTCAGTGCAAAGATAGTTGGTGACTATTATACGGAAATACCGGGATATGGTACCGTTGATATACATGGTTACTATGATGTCCTTGCAAAGGGCTTTATATACAAAAATTCAGGTGGAGAGGTTAATGTAGACTATGAGTCTCTTGGACAAATTTATCTGGATACAAATTCAGAATACAACAATTTCCAATTGCAGATTCCAACGGCCTGGGCAAGCAATAAATTAGATTCCGGAACATTACATTTTTTCATTAGAATGAAATCACAACCATAAAAATAATTAGAAATGAAACAGATTAGCAACAAAAGAACAATTGCGGACGTGATCTATGACGGCGAACAGATCACTTTGAAAGGACAAGTAGAAATAGACTCTAACACAGGTCAAGTCAAGTCGGTAAACGGTGATGTCCGATTAAAAGATGGTGTAACGTACATCGGTAATTTTTCAATGCTCGGCATCAATATCAACGACATTTCATATGTCAAGTACCGGACCGACACATCGGAACTGGTCGATGAAATGGTACAAGCCATCAACAATAAAACAATTGAGGAGGCTTGACCATGAAAACTATCGAAGCAGTTGAACTATTTACGGTGTTGAAAGACTTGAAACTTTCAGGCATGGATACTTCTGATCGCTTAAAAGTGATCAGAAATCTCCGTGCTCTGCGGGAAGTGGCCGATAAGTACAGTGCGGATATGGACCTTGCAAAAGAACGTCTCAAACCGGACGATTACGACAGTCTGGTAATGAAGATGCTCGAAAGCAATGAGGCCGTTGCAGCCGGTGGTAGCCGTACTGTATCGGACTTGGAAATTGCGTCGTTTAACAAACAGAACGAACGGTTTAACCGGGATTTGAAAGCGATTCAAATTGGCTCCTACAATAAGGATGAAAAATGCTTTGAAGGAGGTATGAATAATGAGCCGGTAGATGTGAAAATCGAATCTCTCACGGAGCTTGCATTTGACAAGCTCGTTGATGCCAATAAGGATGTGCCGGCAGGCGCATTAGCAGTATTGTTCGATAAAATGGTGAAGTAATGGAATTACAGGATTTGACATTTAATAAAGAAGGGGACCTGTATGTTTGCGAGTTCGAGGCAACAGGACCTTTTAATATTAAGATTACCCGTACAAATGTATCGGGAGCTTATGGAGCATTGAGCGTTCAGCAGTCGTTGACGGGAGAGGATTATGTCCCCATTCCGCTGCCTCCGGCATGGCCTCTTATGGCCAATCTGGATTTTGAGATACCGAACGTCCCTGCCGGTATGCACATCCGAATTGAGAGCGGGGCAGAAGTGACATTGGCTAAAATAGCATATCAGTCATGATAGGACTTAACAAAATAGGGCTTAACCAGGTGCAGCTAAATAGGCTGCGCCTGAATGCTCCATTTCCTGCATACGGAAAAATGGCCGGTGGTGGCGGTTCCAGCGACGGTTTCCCGCAACTTCCGGGCGATGTCACCCGTTGGTATTTCGGCGGCCTGACGAACGAGATGATGGCAGCGATGGACGATCCGAGGATTGAGGATGCGGACCATAAAGGTCGGTTCTTATCCTTCAAGAATTTCGCTTGGAAGGAAGGATCGGGTATTAGTGATGTTTATCCCGGTGCACTCGTCTTTGACGGAGTAGACGATTATGGTATCTGTGAAAATTTCCCTATCCTGACTAAGGAAAAGGGGTATACGGTTGTAGCGTTGAGAAAGTGGTTGACACCAGAAAATAAAACAAACAATGAGGTTCTTGTTGCGAATTTAAAAGAACCGAGGTGGGAGACTGAAGCGTGGGGAGCATGGGGAGCATTTGGTTGTGAAATAAAATACAATAATACTAATCCGAAGATAGTAAGAACTCTGTCTTTCGGACAGATGCCAGTAATAAACGTAAATGAAAATAATGTATTACTTTGCCAAACATCAAATAACTATAATGGAGTTGATATAACAAGTGGTAATGATACAGGCGGCCCTTATTTGCTCATTTGTTCAAGAGGAGGGTCTTTATTTGCCAATGCTGCCATCTGGGAACTCATCATCCTTGATCACGATGCCACCGAAGAAGAACTGGCCAAGATCAAAGACTACTTCGTTAAAACCTATCCCTGGCTCTTTCCCGACCAGGCATGGACAGTGGTAGGCAAAACCAACGAGGACGAAGATCGTGCTACTATTGCCAACATTACGGGCAATGGTAATGATCTTATACTGTCTAATTTTGGGTTTATCGAAGGAAGTGGCTACAATGAAGAAGGTGAATATGCTGGCTATCTGGTTACTGATGGGGTGGATGATAAAGCGGTTAGTAAACAGTTTAAATTTGGCGAAAATTTTACTGTTATATTAGATTTTAAATTCCCCGTTAAAAAGAGATCTTATTGTGGTTTTGACTTATCATCAAAGGTTAGACTCCAAAATCTTCAAGGTAGTGGTGTGTATGTCGTATTAAAGGGAAATAAAACCTTGATACCATCAAATGTAGTGAGAGCCGTAACTTCAGAGGGTAAAGTATATGATGAAAATTGGAATGAATACAATATTGTGCCTGGCAATATATCATCAAATTATACAATGGTAAATTTAGGCTTTGATGGAAGTAATCAATTTGCTGAGTCGGCAACTAAATTAGCTGGAATTTATAGTAGTACTTTATCCAAAGACGACTGTATCAAAGCCTACAACTACCTCCAAACCCTAAAAGCAAAGTAACATTAAAAATTTAATTGGATATGAAATACGCAATTGTAAACATCGTGTGGGCAAAGTCCCACGGAATAGAAGTCCTACCGGAAATGAGGACGAGTACGGATCAGAGCAAGGTGATCCTTCATGAAGAATTTCTATCACCTTTCGGCGACGAGGAATTTCTAAAATATGAATCTACGGACCCGGAGTTTATGGAGCTGCTGGCAAGCGAAGAATGGGCTTTGCCGGAAGGTGTAGAGATTAACAGGGAATTTAGCCGGTTACTGGCCCTTGACCAAATGGACAAGGAGGCTACCGAAAAGATCAATACATACGGCTTAACGGCATCTGAAGCATTACGAGTTAAGAACCGGCATCCGATATGGAAGGTTGGAATTGATGTTAACAAGGGAGATCGATATCAGGAAGGTGACAAACTATTTGAATGCGACCTGGCTCATCGAACACAAGAAGACTGGCGCCCGGGACAAGGGGCACATTCGCTGTGGCACGAAGTGACGGAAGAACATACCGGTACTATTGACGATCCGATACCCTATAACGAAGGTCACGACCCCTTATTTGCTGGTATGATCCTCGAAAGCGGCAAATATTACAAGCAGGATAATGTAACCTATAAGTGTACACGGGATAGCGGAATAGCCTTGGTACAGGACTTATCCGCGTTGGTTGGCCACTACGTAGAAGTTGCCAGGTAGATAAGTTTATTCCGCCTTTTGTGTCGGGCGGCATCTAAATTCGACACGTACTTTAATGACAAGTTATTATGATTTGGTTAATAGTTATTTCTATGTTGATTATTGCGGCCTATACGACCGCTGTATGCATTAAGCAGAAAGGTATACCTTATTCAATCAGTGCGACTTTCTGTGCAATTGAACATAAAGGATGGTTCCGCTTCACAATGTGGGCTTGTCCTATGGTGTTAATGCCAGCGATCTTGGAGGTCAGTAAGCCGGGGACGGAGTTTCTCGCTTACCTGGCGTTGGCCGGGATGATCGTTGTCGGGTGTTTTCCAGATTACAAAGCGGATAAATTCCAACACCGGGGACATATGGCCGGTGCAATGATGGCAATATTATTCTCTCAAATTTGGGTGTCACTTAACTTATGGCCTATGTTATTTGTATGGCTTACCTATATTGGATATGCTGTATTAAATATTGCCAAAGAAAAAGAAGGCACATTCTGGTATAAGCTCTATCAAAGTAAGCCGATGTTTTGGATTGAGATTTCTTCATTTGTGGCTGCTTATCTCTGTGTATTAATTTGCATATAAAGATATGGAAGAAGAATTATTGACAACGCTTAGCCGCCTATCGAATGTGATTGGCGGCTTTGTGACCACCGTACTGATCCCCGTTGCCGGCTACTGGGGCTACCGGGAATATAACAAGCGCAAAGCGGGCGCAGAGGCTAAAAAGGCGGAAGCGGACAATATCACGCAATATGCCGCCGAATGGAAAGAGCTATACGAAAAGAAAGAGCAACGTGTCGGCGAACTGGATACCAAGATCGATGCCCTTTATGACAAAATAGACGAATACCGTAAACGAGTCCGGGAACTGACCGAAAAGAACACAGAGCTTGTGATAAAGAACAGTGCGTTGGAGTTCCGCAAGTGCAACAAGCACGGGTGTTCGGATCGTGAGCCGCCCAGCGATTTTTAGATTTAGATTAATGAACAATTAAAAATAATGGATGAATTTATTATGACAGCAAGAGGACTTAGAAATAATAACCCTGGCAATATCAGAATCAATGATGACTTATTTCAGGGCGAGGTGAGACCAAGCAAGGATAAGTCATTTAAACAGTTTGAAACGATGGCCTACGGCTATCGGGCGATGTTCGTAATCTTACGGAATTATATCCGCAATTACAAACTGGACACCATCCGCAAGATGATTACCCGGTGGGCTCCGACAAACGAGAACCATACGGAGAATTATATCAGGGTGGTGGCGGAAAGAAGCGGTATTCCGGCTGACGAGCCCGTATATCCCGAGAACAGAGAGATAATGATTCGTATTGTCGCTGCTATGTCGTATGTTGAAAACGGCGTAGAAGCCGATATGCCGGATGTTATAACAGGATGGATTTTGCTATGAAATCTTGGCATGTAATACTGATTTTGATTCTCTGCCTTCTTTGCTTCTTGGCCGGCCGGCACACGAATAGGATAGGAGATGAGCTTGTTGGAAAAACCGACACGTCGACTCTGCGTGACACGATTCGAGATAGCATTCCTTATCCTGTCTATGAAACGGTGATCCAGACGGTTCCGGAACTGTTCCCTGTCTACATCACACTTGAGGGAGATACAGTGAGAGAGCCGATTTTTGTGCCTATCCCGGTCACGCAGAAAGAATACTTGACGGATGATTATCGCGCTTGGGTGTCAGGATATAATCCTTCGCTGGATAGTATTGATATATTTCGAAAGACAATGTATATAACAAAACAGCAGTCACCCCGTCGCTGGGGGATTGGTATTACAGCCGGTTATGGGATTGGGCGGTATGGTTTATCACCTTATGTAGGGGTGGGAGGATTTTATAGAATTTGGTAGAAAACATTTGTTCATTTATCTATATCGTATGTGAAGATAGTATGGATATCGGGAGGAAAAGAAAGCCTCCCAAACCTAAAAATTAAAACGGACCTGGTAGTTGTTTTAATGCGTTGCACGGCTGGGAGGCTCTAAGCTCTTTTGGCCGTGCTTTTTTTGCCCGGCAGTAATATTAAAACAAACAACTAAACAGAATGTTTATGAAGCGGGTAGAAATGTATTATAAAAAAGTGGTGGTGACCGTTTGCCAGGCAATAGGTACCGATCCTGTAATGTTACTTTCGAGCAACAAAGAAATAAATGTAGATGCCAGAGGGATAGTTATTGCTATTTTGACGGAACATAAATATAGTGACGGAACGATAGCTATACTAACCGGCATGACTCGTCAGGCAGTTAATCGGATAAAGAACATCTACCCGGATAGGATAAAAAGGAGCTATTATCTGCGTAGTTTATTTGAAAGTGTGAGGGAAGAATTGGTTGAATATGAATGATTAATTACGAGAGCAATAAATTAGCAATGACTTAGCAAACAACTATTTATTAAGCAAAGCACTTATGGTGATTTTTGTGGTGTCCGGTAATAGTGCTGGATATGACTATAAAAATATCATAATATGAAGATCAAAGGGATGAATGGCGAAGAGCACAGTGTTACCAGTCAGGGCCAAGGAAATTTGAACACAGTGTTAGGTGCGATCGGTACGGCAGGGGTACTGGGAGGGAACCGCTGCGGCGGTTTGTTCGGTGGCTTGTTCGGTGGCGGTTGTAACGACAATTGTGATACCGTGACCGAAAAAGAACTGGCATATGCGGTGAACTTAGCTGCCTGCGAAGGACGTGCGTTTTCGTTGCAGACAGCACGCGAAGAAGCAGCAGCCATCTTTGCGGAAAGCAGACGCACGGATGACAAGATTGCCGGAGTAGTGAAAGAAACCAATCAAGGTCTTATTGCAGTAGGAAATGGTGTAAGCCGCTTGGATGCCAAAGTAATGTGTTTGGAGGAAAAATTGGGTTGGGTGCGCGAAGAAAGCAACCGGAATCTGAGAGAATCGAAAGAATACACTGATTGCAAAGTGCAGGCAGAAGCACAGTTGCGTAAAGCTGGCGATGACAATGTTGTTGCTTGGACACAGGCTGAATTAAACAAGAAAATCGACGGTGTAATGAAAATCGACGGTGGCATGGTGTCTTACGGACAATGCAGACCGATTCTAGAATCCTGCCCGTGTGGTTCCGCTCAGAACCCGTTCAATGTTAATGTAATTATCGAACAGGCAGTAGCTGCTGCTGTCAAAGCAGTATCCGGCAAGTAAACACAGCCGGCGCGGTGTTTGCCGTGCCGGTTTTTTAAACCAATCAATATGGCATACACGAATAGTCAGATATTAAGCGCGGTTTTGAGTAAGTTCTTACAACCGCTTGTGCAGCTTTACGGAGGCGGGTGGCTTTCTTCCTTACCTGCCGTAAAGATGCTTGAAAATAAAGTGAAGTCGATGGGTATTGTATCGACTAATTGGTCATTGACAAAAGAGGCGGCCCCGCTGATAGAAGGAATAAGTGGCAGCGTTATCACACCTATATTGAACGCGCAAATTTCGAAAATGGATGATGCGCAGGTTCCCATTATTGCCCATTCGATAGTTGATTCGGCTTTAAAAAATGGAAAATTAGAATTGTTTGAGGGTGTTGTTGAAATCGACGAATCAGATTTGAAGGATCTTAAACGGTTACTGGATATAAACCTACCTCTTACGAAGGTGGATACCTATGTAGTGAAAGAAGTAGAAGAAAAGGAGGTGGATAATGTCGAGTGAATGTTGCCATTCGGAAGGAAAGTTAGCTGCTGTTATCGAAAAAGTTGAAGAGACAAACAGGCTTATACGTGAGCTTGTAGATAAAGTTGAAAAACTTGACGGTATCCGCGGCTTCGGGAGCAATGTGCTTGCGAATATCGTAGGCGATATAATTACAAGAAAACAATTATGAATATGCAGTACAAAGAATTAATAAAGGATTACCATTCAAAAGGTTTTGGTACTGAAAAGAAAATGTGGGAATCTATCTATGCGTTAGAGGGCGCAATGATGTATTTGAAAGAAAAGAATCCAGACGTATATGACGAAGCTATGCGAGATTTACATGAAGTGTTTTGTGGCCCTCATTATAATGAGTGTTTTGCTCGCGAAGATGTTGCGGGGATGCACCATAAAAATACGAGGGGAGAAACGATCAAAGGTGAACATTGGAGCATGGATCAGGTGACTACTGCCATAAAAGGGATGAGTATACCAGGAAATACCAACATATGGGATGTATATGTCGCTCTTAATGCCAATTGGCATGATAAAAATGTCAAATTCGCGGAATGGTTTAACGCGGATGCTGACAAGAAAATCATTGAGGATGCCATCAGTTTTTATTTTATGGACGCGGACGCACCGGATGGAAAAGTTTGGTTGTACATGGATGCAATGGATGAGAAGTAAAGTAATCCTATTTAGTCCCTATTTAAAAAAAACGGGGACTAAATACGGTTTACTATATTGTTTTTATTTGTAGTTAACTATATAATGTTAGAAATACAATGCGTTGATAATTAGTTTAATTGTAGTTATTTGTTGTTGTGTGTAGTGATTAACATAGACTCTCCATCTCCACAGAAAAGGCTAGCAGTTTCGACTGCAGGCCTTTTTTGTGATCAATCTTTATCGATTAATTGGATTCCTTCAGGTTCGATATTGATTATTTTTTGTTTGTAAAGAGCCCCGATTGCCTGTTTGAAAGCTTTTTTGCTGCAGCGAAATAGAGAATAAATAGGTTCGGTTCACTGGCCGCATATCTTCCTTGAGCTTTGAGCGAATCCAGAATTATCTTGGCAACACCTTCTGCCTTTTGATATCCTAAGGGGGTAAGGCTGACATCTATCTTTTCGTCTTCTCTGACTTCTTTGATGTACCCTTTTTAATGTTCTCCTTTTCCCAAGCGTTGAAAAACATCTGGTAGCTCAGAGTATCCATCCGAAATAAGTCGCTTCTTTCTCTGTTTGTCCGTAAGCATAGGTGTCAAATGAAAATAATAGAAGGAACTCTGTATGTCCTTATGTCTCATGCTTCTTGATAGAGAACTATTTGCAGCTGAACTCAAAATCATGTTTCTCCCACTGCGTGATACTTGTGGTGGCATAATGATGACGAAAGTCATAAGGACATACTGATTCCGGACTTATATGTAGTTACAAATTTTTGCGTAGCATAGTAAAATGGTCATATCAGTCTTACAACGGCTACGAAAATAGGACAAAGATTCCATCTAGGAATAGTACGGTATCGATGGGGGTTACCCTTTTGGGAGTACAGCTTACCCAGATCTATTACACTTGCATTAGTTCTGTGGGTGTGGGATAATGAGAGCGGATATAATCCTCTGACCTTTTTTGATTGAAGATCTTGGATAAAATCCCAGCAACCGTACCCAAAGTCCTGTTTATTGGTTTCTGCTGACGAGGGATAGGACCTTCTAATTTGGTGGTAGACTTTTTCACTATTAGGTAATCGAATAGCTCATTACTGCTATAAATATTTGGGAAATAATGCCTACTATCAAAAAAATTGCATTCTATCTTTGTAAATAATCTATTAAAAAGAATGCAATCTTACAAATTATAGCGACCTTTGTGATTGAAACTCAACGTATCAATTACAATGGCAAAAATTACCGTTCAAAATACAGATATTTGCGTTGTCAAGTACAATGAAGAAGACTACATCAGCCTTACAGACATGGCAAGAAGCCAACTGCAAGAGCATATTATCTTCCGTTGGCTTAGCCTTAAAAGCACTATCGAGTATCTTGGCGAATGGGAAATGTTGTATAATCCCGATTTTAATTGTACCGAATTCGGTACAATTAAAAATGCGGCAGGAAGCAATAATTTTGTGCTTTCGGTGAAAACGTGGATAGAAAGGACCAGTGCAATTGGTATTCGTTCTAAGGCTGGTCGTTACGGTGGCACATATGCACATCGGGATATAGCATATCATTTTGGTATGTGGATTTCTCCTAAATTCCAATTACTTCTTGTTAAGGAGTATCAGCGGCTAAAGACAGAAGAACAAAGGCTGCTTGGTTGGTCAGCGAAACGTGAATTGTCAAAAATCAACTACCGCATACATACTGATCATAAAGCAAAACCTTATTCCGATGGAAGTCAACCGATACAAGCAAGCATTATTTATGCCAATGAAGCCGACGTGCTGAACGTGGCGATGTTTGGTATGACAGCAAAACAATGGAGAGAAGCGAATTCCGAACTGAAAGGAAACATTCGTGATTATGCTACTATCAATGAACTTATCTGTTTGTCGAATATGGAGAATCTAAATGCTGTGTTTATCGAACAGAATATGACACAACGTGAACGTCTTGTTAAGCTAAATCAAATAGCTATCCATCAAATGAGCATATTGGAAAGTGGTGATAGTCAAAATTGTAAGCTGTTGAAATAA